TTGCATATCTTTGATATACTATATCCTTTTTCAGAATAATGTTTTACCATTTCATAACTCGATTCCTGTTTTACTTTCGATAGCGATTTTCGAATTCCTCTTTTTTTTTAAGCACTTCTAATTGAAATTCTCTAAATTTCCTCAGTTCCCTTTCTCTTTCTAATTCAATCTTTAGTCTTTCTACTTCTGATAATGTATTTAAATCTATGTCTTTTTTCTTATTTGGTCCTCGTTTCTTATCTTTTAGAGCGTCTTCTCCATTCATCATGTATGCTCTAGTCCATTTATATACATTGGCATAATTTGTAGCAAACTTACTTGCTGCTTCTTTGTAATTCATATTATTTTCTATTACCCATTTCACTATTTCCAATCTCTCTTCAAAGGGTACCTTCCTTGATTTCATAGTATAGATTTCTCCTTTTGGATCATAATCTTTTAACTCTATTCCATTATAATACTTTTTTATCCAATTTAATATCACACTATTATTAATTCTATATTTTGCTGATAAATCAGGTGTAGATATATTACCTTCTATATATTCTCTCACTACTGATAATTTGAATTCCTTACTATATGATCTATTTCTATTTGACGTATCAAATGCTTTTGGACCATGTATTTTATAACTTAGATACCATTCTCGTACTCTTTCTCTATTACACCCTATATTCTTTGATATACTCCCAAAACTGCCTTTCCCTGCTATATATTCTTCACATGCTTCTATCTTTACTTCTTTACTATATTTTCTTCTTCTTCCCATTAAAAAATACCTCCTCGTAGATCAATGTATTTTTAATTAATTACACTGTCTACTTTGGAGGTATCATATCATTTTAGGTCTCTTTGTATTTTATTTTTTCTATTTTATATATTTTGGGATAAATCGAAACAAGAAAAGGGAGTTCATTACTTATTTTTTTCAATATTTCATCTTTATTTTGAATAATTTCTTCATAATCAAACTTTCCTTTAATGCAACTGCTTTCTCCGATACATTCTACATATGATTGATCTAAGATATGTTCGTTATAAATCTTAATAGAATCAAGCTTAAAGAAAATCTTGTATTTTTCTTCATATTCATAATATTCTTCATTGTTATATTTTAACTTGACGAAATAATATAAATCATCTTCAGCTATTAAATCATAAAGAAATGCTTTTAAAAACCAAAAGGTTAAAAATGGAGAAACAACAAAAGTTTTACTATTATCTTTTGATACAAAATCAAAATAATATCTATATTCTTCTTCATAATCCCACGTACGGTCTATAAAATCTTCTTCTATTATATTTAATTCTTTTCTTGATGTATTTTCAAACAGCTCAAACAAATCATCCCTTTTATCAATTAACACTTCTACGTTGAATGCTGCTTTGTTAGATAAATTAATTAAATCGAACTTTTTTTCATACCCACCTTCTTTTTCTGATACTTTAATATGTATTTGAGGTTTTGATGCTTTTTTATTTCTTTTATGCTCTTTAAGTTCGCTCCACATAAAAATAATTAAAGAGGATATTAATGTTAAAGAAGGGAGTATCCAATCATAATTATCTTTAAATTTTGCAATTATAAACAACAGAAAATCATTTGTTCCACCATAAAAACTAAGAAAATATACTAATCCTAATAAATTAAAAAACACAGTAATAAATACTACAAACCAAAATATAATCCTTTCTTTAGAACTCAATTTAATCCCCCCTTAAGATAATTATACCTCAAAAGAGGGGATTTTTTTATGCAAACTTCAAAGTTCCATTATCGAATAATTCCTGAACTGTCTTTGCTAAGTATTCTTTGAAACTACTCTCACCATCCATTATGAAACTATCATTAGCGTTTATTATAAATGTATTATTCACAACTTCCGGACCACTTCTTTGAACTGTGCTTGTATATTGACTCTGATAATTATTCTCCACGTTTTGATCGACATTCATATCAACCTTTGCAATTTTTTCATTTGCTTCTTTGACAATTTGATCAAATGATTTAGTTACTCTACGTCCAATATTTATACCAAACCATTTTAATGCGTCTGAAATCCAATTATACAAAGTATTAAATGCATTAGCAATTGAAGCAAATACTATGTAGAACCCTCTTCCCAAAGGAACAATAACTGAATTATAAATCCAAGTTAATATCGAAGCTATTGCTTGTAATCCAGCGAATAATGGATCGAGTAACGGTACTAATAATGTTCCTAACATTTGGCCAAGTGCTTTTAATATATTTACAAATGGTTGTAAAGCACTATTTATTAAAGGTCCTACTACCGCAAACATTGAATCAAATATGGTTCCCATAAAATCAACAATTTTTACTACATTTTCTAATTTCATTAATTGATTAACTATTTGGCCAATAAAATCAAAATTTAATGATAAACCCACTGTTTTACTTTCCATTTGTTGTGTTTCTGGATTCCAAACCTCTTTTTGTTTTGGCTTCCATGTTCTTTCTGCTATTTGTAATATTTTAGGTCCAATACCTTTTTCAAAGTTTTCTGCTGCTTTGGAAACAGCTGCATATTGTTTTTTATAATAATTAAGCATGGAATTATAATATTTTCCAAAATAACTATCAGAATTATTTACGTTTTTTTCACTTAATGAATCTGTGTTTTCTTTTAAAGCTTTTATTTGATCATTTATTTGCCTTTCTAAGTCTTTTATATTTTTTTCTAAATCTTTATTCATTTTAATCAAACTTACAATTGAATCTACCATTTTCTTATATTCTTCTGTATCTTTTGCGTGTTTTGCTGTTGTTTCTAAAACAACTTTTAATTGCTCAGGTAAAATATTTTCAAATTTTGATAAATAGCTTAAATTCTGTTCCACATAACCCTCGGCAAATCCCGGAAGTTTTAATGTATCGTTATTTATCGCTATAAGCAAATCTCTATATTTTCTTGCACTTTTTGCATTAATTATAGCTTCGCCTTTGCTTATTCTTGCTAAGATACTGTCGCTTGTTTCTGTGCCAGGACCATACACAAAACCATTTCGGTCTAACACAGCACCAGTTGCAAATTTTGGAATATATCCTTTGGCAAAATTAAAATTAAAGTTTAATAAATCTTCATATCCAGCTGGAACATTCCATGTAGAACTATTCTTAAATATGCTTAAACCATTTGGTAAGTCACTATAATCAACCTTTGGCTTGATAAATTTTAAATGTGGTAATAAAGTTAAAAATAAGTCAAATGCCATTAATCCTAAAGCTGGATTTGCAGTTAATAATCCTACGCCTATTCCAACTAAACCTGCAATTATTGCATCTCTAAATTTTTCAATTACTGTTGTTTCAGGATCAGCAAAATGTTTAATAACAGCTGCAACGGTTAAACCTATTGTTAAGTTCCACATCCAAATTTTTCCTGGAGTACTCCCAAGAGCTTCTTTTGCAACACCTGTTAATGTATTTAACTTTTCAACAACTTTTTCCATAGTCACAACAGTAGCAATTTTTTTAGCTAACGCTTTTACAACTCCTTCTGCTAATCCCCATGTAATTCCAACTGTCAATGGAACTGTTAAATTATCTTCACCAAAGCTATCAAAATACCCACTTATTACATCTTTCAAACCACCTAACATTCCACCATTTTTCTTTATCCAATCCGCAAAATTATCTGTTACTTCATCTATCTTGTCCTTTACCTTATCTGGTACTAATGCCCATACAAAATCTGCTACAATAAATATTTTTCCTATGTTTAAAATAAATCCTGCAGTTTTACCTGCTATTGATTTTTTAGCAACATCAGAAGCTATCCAAGTTGCAATTTTAGCTTTCATAGCTTTTGCCCATTCTAAAGCATTTGCTGTTAAATAAAGAGTTTCTAATATTAATCTTATTGCTTTTGTATCTTTATAAGTTATTTCATTTCCTAATTTATCTTTCACATTGTTTAAATCAGTAATAAAATCAGAAACTAAGTCATAAATAACTTTTCCAATATTAACCACTAAACTAAATATATCAATCCATGTAAATTGATTATCTTTATCAGCGTCCAAAACATCTTTTACTTTATCCCATACCCATGAAACACCTTGATTAACAGTGTCAACAATAAATTTTGATACTTTTACTACCAATCCAAAAACAACTTCTTTAAAAGTTAATTGCCCGTCTCCATCAGCATCTAATTCATTTTTTACCTTACTCCAATCAATTCCGAGCTTCTCATCTATTGTTCCAAAAATTATTTTTCCTATATTTACGATAAGAGATAACACTTCTCCAAAAGTTATACTTTCTCCACCTTCACTCTCTTCACTTGTTGCAGATTTTAACCATTCTGGATAATACGATTTTATTTTTCCCCATATTTCTTTTGCAGTTTCCCAAGTAGCTTTCGCAAAATTTAATGTTATTTTCAATACATCAACAACAAAATCATCTATTTTTGTTTTTGTATTTTTTGCTAAATTCTCTAATTTAGAAACACCTACATCAATTTTATTCCAATCAAGAGTTATAATTCCTTGCATTATATCTTTTAACCCATTTAACCATGGCTGTATTTTCTCCCACACTTCTTTTGTTTTATCTCTTATTCCATCCCAATTTAGTGTCCATGCACCAGCTAATAATGCAACTCCAACTAATAGCCATGTTATAGGACTCATTATTAATGCTATTATTTTTGGAATCATTAATAATCCTATAGTAACTGATAGAATTTTTACAATTGTAGAAGTATAAGATGCAACAAATTCTTTGTTTTTGTTTATCCAATCACCAATATTTGAAACTATTTTTTGTGTTTTGTCTATTATATTTTTTATATTTTTGGCCAATGAACTTCCAAATATTCTGGCAACATTTATTGTACTTTCTTTAAGTTTATCCCATGAAGCTGATAATGTGTTTAATTGTTCGTCAAGTTTTGATTCAAAATCCACATTACCAACATCTTCCAATGTCGCTTTATAATCTTCAAAATTATTTATTATTGCTAAAATCATTTCCTGTGCTGTATTAGAAACACCAAGAGAATTTAAAATTGCATTCGTTTCTGAGGTTGATTTTCCAGCTGTTAATTGATACAATTGTTCCATTACTTTATTCAATCCTAAAAATTTTCCTTGAGCATCATAAATTTTAATTCCAAGCTTTTCAAAAGCTGAAGATTTTTGTTGAAGATCTTGATATAAATTCTGTAATCTATTAGCTGTTTGATCAGCCTGACCACCAAATACCTGTGTTCCAAAACTTAAAGTAAGTAATGCATTTTTGAAGCTATCTCCAAAACTTTTAGCAATAGGCAAAACTTCACCTATATTTGAAGCTAAATCCTGCATTGTTAATCTACCTTTTTGAACTCCAGCAAACATTAATTTCTGAACTTCATCGGCATTTTTTATTTCATCACCATAAGAACGTAATACGGTCAATGTTGCACTAACAGCAGTAGGAATATCAGAAACGCCAACAACTGCTCCTTTTATTGAACTTTCTAATATTTGCATAGCCTCTGCACCATCATATCCAGCAGATACAATATCATATAATGCATCGGCAAGATCCGTTGCGGGTTTCCCATATTTCGAGGATAAATTCAATAATCCCTTTTCCATTTCGTCAAATGTCATCTTTGACATCGTTCTTACATTAGATATTTTTCTTTCCAATTCCATAAATGTTTTTGTTGCTCCGCCGGCTGCAGCAGTAATAGCACTTAGTGCAATAGTAGCTGCTTTTTTGGCTTGTTCTGCGGTTTGCTTAACTCTCTCAAAACTTTTAGCTACAGTGTTTATTTGAGGACTTGCTTTATCTATTGCATTTAAAATTATTGAAAGGTTTGCGGAATACATTTTATCACCTGCCTTTGTTGGCTTTTTCTTCCATTACTTTTTTAAATCCAATTTGTGCTAATGATATTAATTTCATAGTTTCCCATGATTGATCTTCAATTCCACCTTTTTGAGGCAAATGTAATATATTGCCCCTATGATCAAAATAATAAGGCATTTCGTATAAAATATCATCTATATAATCCCAAAATTGCTCTCCGTGTTTTAATACTTTTTGGCCTTTAAATGTGATATAAAATATTTGGGTAATTGGTTTCTCGTTTTTAATCACAATTTCCTGAAATCTTTTTAGTTCATTTTGAATATCAGAAATAATAAGAAGTCCATATTCGTATTTCAAATTTTTTATTGATTTCGTTGTTATCTTTTTATCGTCACTCCAATTTAAAATATATGTTTTTAAAAGTTTAATTGTTTGCATTTTATCTAAATATGCTTTTTCTTTTATACTCAATTCTTTTGGATCTTTCGTTTCTATCCAGTCATCACTAAATTCATACAACATAAGAAAAAGCCTCCTTTCAGCGGAGGCTTAATCCATACATTTCCTGTAGTTTTACCCATAATCTGTTTATGATATTATTATCAAGTTTCTTTAGGTTTTCAACTGTAACTGGAACTTGCTCACTCCAACCCTTTATAACCTTTACCAGAACATTCAAAGGAACTTGCACAGAATTTTCTACATTCATTTTGTAACTCCCATCAGCATTAACTACCAAATCTTTTGGTGTAACTGCTTTCTTAATTTCTTCACCTAATTCAAAACTTAACTCTTCTAACACTTCAATATAATCCTGTGTTTCTTTTTCAACTATTCTACCTTCTTCAAAATAAATTTTCACAGTTTTTTCACTTGCAAATAATCCCATAAACTCTACCTCCAATCATTAATATGATCCAGTTGTATTTTCGTAATCATGAACTTCTATAATATCACCAGTTGCTGGAATTAAAGCCTGGAAATTAGCTTTAAGCATTATTTTGTCTGGGCCTGAAATATCGTGTGTCATTTCTGTAAATCTAATTTTTGGCAAATAAATAGTTAATTTTTCACCAGTTGATTTTTCCAATTTTAATGCTAATTGAGCATTATTAAAAGATTTATAATCTGAATACTCATCTGTTATTGTAGATGCGTCAAATATAATATCAACACTTCCATTGATTTCTAAATTACCTTCATCTATGCTTTTTCTCTTTCCTGTTCCATCTAATCGATAATCGTCTGCATCTAAATTATTGTTGATACTTAATTCGATAGAACTATACATATCTGTTGATGTGGCCAAATTATCTTTATAAAGAATCAGCTCTTTGAAATAATATGGTTCGTCTCCTGGATCCACAATTGTTCCTTCAGTTCCTGCTCCGATACTTTCATCTACACCCAATACATCTATTGATAATGAAGGTATTGACCCTACAGCTCCAGAAAATTTTAATGAATTAATTTTTACTCCGGTATATTTGATTTTTTGTCCCGAATGATCAACTTGAACTGTTACTGAAGGTAAATCTTCGGTGTTTGAAATAGGTGTTATTTTTGCATGATCAGTATCAAGAACAGATTTACCTAAAGCTAAATAAAATAAAACACCTGTAGAAGCCGGGTATGCTTCCATTTCTATACTTCCTTCTACACTCTCTTTTCCAGGAGCTACATTTTTAATTCCCCTATTACCTAACAAAGCTTCAGACTTTAATGCTTCGATTTTATGATTAATTGATTCTGATTTGAAAGGTAATTTATACTTTAGGTTTGCTTCCTGATTAAAAGAACTTTCAATTCCTAATAATACACTTGATTTTGCACCTGTATATGCCATTTTTACACCTCCATCAATAACCTAACGGCTTAATATTATTTACTATATCTGTTAAAGATTCAGTCCAATAACCTAATACACCCGTTGGAAGATATAAATCATCTATATAACTTGTATAATCTCTTACTTCAATTAAATTTTTACCTGTTGCCAAAAAATCACAGGACATTTGTATTTTTCCTATATCCGTTACATCATGAGTAATATTGAAAAACTTTGCGTTTGGTAATTCTATCTCAAATTTATCAATGCCATTGTCAAAAGCAAATACAAGTTTAAATTTCTGAAAATCCTTGTATTTACTATATTCATTGATATCGAAAAGTATTTTCATGTTCCCTTCAATTTCTAATCCACCAGTTGATAATGATTGTCTGTAAAAATCATCAAACACATAATCTTCAGTTTCAAGATTGTTTTTTATAGTTAATTCAAACTCTAAGACATTATCTTTATCCACATCATCTTCTGCTATTTTTGCATGCCTAAAAGTAAAAGGATTTGAATAACTAAATGGTTGTAAATCTAATGTTCCAGATTTTTGGTATTCTTTTATTCCTTCAAAATCAACTGAAAAACTTTGTTTCGATAAATTAGAACTTAACTTAATTTGATTTACTTTCATTCCTGTATATATAAAATCCACATCTCCATGTGAAACTTGCATTGTTGAACTTGGTATTTCCTGAAAAACCTTAACAGGAGTAATTTTAATATGATCACTTGCTTTTTCTACCCAACCCAATCCAAGTAAAAACATATATCCAAAAATTTCAGGATAAGCCTCCAATTCTAATGTTCCAGATACATATCTTTTTGCTTCAACAACTGCTTTTTTTGTTCTATTCCCCAACAGAGCTTCTGAGTTTATTACTTCTTTCTTTTCATTTATACTTTCCGATAAAAAAGGGATTTGATATTTAAGTGTTGCTTCGATATTAAATTCACTCTCTGTTCCCATATATATCATGGATTTTATTCCTGTATAGGACATATTATCGCCTCGCCTATCCAATATTGCTTATCTTATTCATTTTTATTCTGAACATAACAAATAGATGTTCATCATCAGAACTAAATTCTGTATTCAATAACTGATAATTCTGCTTAAAATATTTTTCCAGAACTTCTACAATATTATATTTTTCTTGAAAAAACAATTCCGAATCTTCGCCTCTACTCATTGAAAACACACACACTATATCAACATTTACATTAATTTCATATCTCAATGAAGTCATTTGCTGATGATTAGATGAATCTAAAAAAATTGAAGCTGAAGATAAGTAATCATCGGCCTTCAAAGCTCCAATACCTACTTTTTGAAAAATATTTTTGTTATTATACGTCATTCCTTCTAAATCTGATTTTATTGAATTTAATAAATCATTATACATCTTCCATCATTCCTTTTTTAAAGATTGTCAAAATCTTCTCTTTATTATCTTTCAATGTTCTTGCAAAGAAATATTTTCCTTTTGTTCCTGGATGTCTTACATGTTTAGCTACTACCCAGTATTTTTTATCTCCCATATATCCTTGTGGTTTAGGTTTGGGCCCAATATACCAACTTAAAGCTTTTTTCCTTTTTGGGAAAATATCGTGTGCTTTAGTTCCATATTCTAAAAATATTGCATGTATTTGGTCAGTATAAACCTTCCCATGTTCTGTAGAAACTTCTGTAAAAACTTTATTTTTTATCTTAGATGAGTTTAACTCTTTATCATACAAGAGTTTTAAATAATTAGCTAATAAAGATGTTGCAATACCAAAGGCCTTCTTTCTTCCAGAAGGCCCTAAATTTTTCCCTAATTGCTTTAGTTTTTTGTTTAACTTCTTATCACCTACAATTTCAATCTTCATAACTCATCTCTCCAATAACCAAATCCCACTCATATTCTCTTGTAATCCTTTCAATTTCACGTATTAATGAAGTTTTTGAATAACTCTCTTGATAATCACCTCTCGTTGTTGTTTTTGCCGAGTCCCAATCTCTAAGCAGTTGTCTTAAAGCATCTCTAACAGCAAGCATTAAATAGATTTTATTTTCTGCAATGTATAAATCATCTTTATTTAATCCATGATCACTAAGCCATGCTTCTAATTCTGAATCAGAGAAAACCTTTCCATTTGAATCCCTTAACTCAATTCTTATTCTCTCCAGATTTGTCATTATTATCAGCTTCTTTCTTTGAAGTCTTTACAACCTCTACAACTTTTCTTTTAATTAAGTCGCTAACTGGATGATTTTTGTCCAGTTCCACAATTTCGCCCTTTTTCCAAACTTTTCCATCTAAAGTCAATGGAATTAATACCTTATATTTCATTTTTCTAGCCTCCAATCTTTAATTTTGTAAACAATAAAAAAATCCGCCCATCAGAGCGGATTATATTAAATAACTGTAGCACTTACTGTATAATCAGCATATGGCATAGAAGGAATTTGAGCAGCTGCAGCTTTTGTCCATAATGAAACTGGTTCTGTTGTTTCCCATTGCACTACTGTAATTCCTTTAAGTACTTTCATTTTCTTACCGGCATCATCTGCTAATGCTTCGGCTGTTGGACCAACAAGTGTATCTCCTGCTATTCCATTTCCAGGAAGTAATACAAATTTGTTTTCATCAAAGAATCTTACTGTATTTCCATCTAAATCTCGTGCTTGTAAATCGTAGTGAGTTAATGCCGGTAATCCTTTTGAAGTAAAGTAAGCATTTAATGTTCTTAAATCAAGTAATCTGTCTGAGTTTACACCAAATATTGCTTTCCTTAAATTTACATTTCTCAATAAGTAATTTACAACTTTTAAAGAGGTTACAGCTTTTGTTGGTTGAGGTCCTCCTTTTTCAATGACCATTGATACCCATGTGTAAATATCATTTTCTGGATCTGAATTTGTAGTGTCGCTCCAAAGAGTTGCAACAGTTGGTTTGTTTTCCGTTGGCATGAGATAATCTATTGTATAAACTAAGCCATCATTTGTGAAATCCAATTGTCCTTTACACAGTGCCTGCATTCTTAAATATTCAATTTTGTTTTCAACACTATCAAATACAGCAGTTACATCATCAAAAATCTTTCTTATTGTACTTTCTGGAATGTCATATCCTCTTTTTTGGAATTTCTTTAATTTAATATACTCTTCTTCATCAAGACTTCTTTTAATTTTTATAACTGGAATTTTTCCTGAAACTGTTGATACTCCATCCCTTCCCATAATAGCAGCTTCAGCACCAAATGGTTGAACTCTGGCCATTACCGGAAGATTATTTGCACCTTTAACCCATTCAAAAGATAATGTATCAATCTTCTTTCTTGGGAAAATGGCATCACCTAAGAATTTTCTGTCAGGTCTATTCAACATGTAATTTAAAAATGTTTTTGAATCCAAAAGATTTGAAATAGTTTTCATGCTATATCACGCTCCTTATATAAAGATAATATGTGATAATTGTGTTTTTGCTGTGGCATCAATACCCGTAAGTTTTGATTCTTGCACAACACCGTGAATTACGTAATTGGCCATTTCATCTTCTTTAGTCACATCTACATCATGTACTAAAATACCAACTGCTGTTTGTCTTCCATCAACTGCAGCAGAATCATATGGTCCAAATTTCCCACTTGCAGTTATTTTTCCCAAGACTGTTCCAGCTTTTAAGATTTTATCTCCATCTGAATCTGCAGTTACTGTTGAAGAATCAATTACACAACCTAACATTACAAAATGATCACTTACCAAAAATGCTACACTACCAGCATAATCTTTTTGATTAAGCATTTAAATCACTCTCCTTTCTTATTTCCAAAAATCTTCTATTTTAGGCGCTCCTGTTTTATCAACATTTAAAATACTTTCTATTTCAGATTCTAAATGTTCCATGTTGTCTGTTCCAGTTCCTTTAAATCCTTTGCCTTTTTTTAAATCTTCTATTTTAGCTTGAGTCAATTTTTCAATTACAGTTTTAAGTGTTTTTATATTCTTTTCTGTAGTTTTCACGTCATCTTTCATAACTATTGGCATTAGCGAATCTGCATACTCTGCAAATCCTTCTTTCATTAATAATTTTTCAGTTTGATAGATTAAATCTTTTTTTGCCAATTCGGCTTTCAACTTTTCAATTTCACTCATAGGATCAGTTTCTTCATTTTCATCATTTTTGCCGGGTTCAGTTTCAGTTTTCTTGTTTGATTTTAATTCCTCAATAATCTTAGTTAGCTCAGAAATCTGTGTTTTCAATGCTTCAATTTCTGTGTTTTTTTCTGAATCTTTTGTAGGTTCATTATTTGGCGCATTCTCATTTGTGGGATTATTTTGTGATTCTGTTCCATTTTCACCTCCTTCACCACTTTCTGCAAATAACTGTAAATCAAAGTTAAAATCTAAATCTTTACCTTTCACTATTTCACCTCCATGATATTTTGGCAATAAAAAAAGGAGCCTTAAAGGCTCCAATTAATTTTGTGTATCAATAAAAAAACCGCTCATATGAGCGGCTTAAGTTATATTCTTTCTAAATATTTTAGTTCTTTTTTATCCATACTAGAAATGCGTGAAAGACGATCTATTAAAAGTTTTTTCTCTCCTCTTAAGATTTTATCGGCTGTTTTTAATATTACTTTTACTTCCTTTTTTGCCTTAGAATTATGAAGTTTTCTAAGTTTTACTATTGCCATACGTCTATAATATGCTGCATCTTCAGCAAAATATGGATCTTCTTTATAATATTTTACTGCTGAATAATATCTTTTTGCATATGTTAAAGCATCTATTTCCTTTTCCATAATAAAACCTCCTTCTTCATCATTTTATCAAGTCGTTTTTCTTCCTTAGCAAATGCAGTTTTTATTTTTCCAAATAGAACATTAACTTTTACAATTAAATTTGTTGTTTTCGGTATTTCTTCGAAATAATCTTTAATTTCCTCTACAGTATATATTTTTATAATATCTAATACGGCAATATCGCCCTCTTCGAATTTCTCTCTATCAATTATACCATATATATCTCCTTTTTTCAAAGTCTCTTTTATTAATCGATTATAACTTTCTATATTCTTAAATTTGAAATTTTCTAAGTATTTACGCTTTATGTAATGAGCAGTTAGTAAATCAACTTCTTTACCAATCTCAAACTCTGGATTTTCAACGTCTATTATCTTTTTAAAACTTTTATCCCAATCTACATTGTTCAAATATTTTTCTAAAGATTTTCCTTCTTCTTCGGTTAGACTTTCTCTTTTTTCGATTTTTTTCAATAAAAATTGATTTCGTTGTTTATCTGTCATTTTGTCAAATGAAATTCTATCACTCATATTATCGTCCTTTTTCTTGTTTTTTTTATCAATTATACCATAATCTTCCAGAACTTTTTCATCCAAAACTTCGGTTTCAAAACAATTGCACCATGGATGATCAGGAACGTGAGGATAATATTTTATCGGATATACGCCTCTTCCAAGCCCAAAAGCATTTTGTGTCGCATTCTTTTCACAGTTACAATCATACACTCCATATTTGTGTTTGTGTGAAAGATTCCATTTCATTCCTTTTATCCATTCCTTATCTTCAGCAAGTTTCAATGTAGTTGTTCTATATGCTCTTTCGATTTCAGCTTCTACAAGTCTTCTTGTTAGATAATTTGTCTTTTTTACTGTGTATAAATCTATTATTTCCTCTATTTTTTTATGCGACATCTTCTCAAATTCTTTTTCTAAATACTCCGGAATTTTTATTTTAGGCGATTTTATCTCCTGAAGTTCCATCATTGTATCCCAAACAGACTCACCTGCAAGAATATTCTTTTTTAATGAATCAAATATCTTATCTCTTATTTGTTTTGAATGACCCCATAATCTTTCAGAAATAGTTAATCCGTCTTGTGCTTTGTAGGAAATCAAATAATCCATAATATTTTTATTCCATTTTATATGTTCAACTAAGTTTTCCATTCTTACTTTAAAATAAATTTCTTTCATGTCTTCAAAAGCTCTGAAACTTGATTCTTCTAAAAGATTTAATGTTGTAGTTTTATATCTTTTATAGAACTTATTTATTTCTTTCTTCAAATCTTCTTTTATTTGATTTAAATAAATTGCTCTAATATTTCCCATATCATCTTTATATTTTTTTATTCTATTGTTTAAATCATAATAAAGCTCTTTAAATAATTTTACATATTCAGACCTATATTTATATTCAAGCTCATTTATTGCTGTATTTAAATAATTCTTTCTTAATTCCAGCATTTTAGATTCAAAGTCTTGTTTTGTCATTTTTTCACCAACCTAAAGGACTAGCTTGATTTTCTTTCTCTAAATTTTTCATTTCTTCTTCCGCATTATTGATAATTCCTTCTTTTTGCAATTTCTCCAATTGCCATTTTTTGCTTAAAAGGCCTGAAGCTTTAGTAACTTCATTTATTACATCATCAAAATCACGTGGAGTTATTGGTTCAAATTCTATCTGTGTTTTTATTTTTTGATCAAATATTAACCAACTTATTAATTCGTTTAATTCTTCCAATCCATTTTTTAAAGCTCCACGAGCTAAATTAATATGTGAACTTATTTCTATTAATTTCTTTTCTAAACCAGGCCCGGTAATTTGTCCCCCTGCTTTTAAAATATCCATCAAAACAACTTCAGGGAAAAGTTTTTCAATTGTCTTATTTATTTTATCTTGTTGAACTTGTATTCTCTCAGCCATTGCACCGTTTGATTCAAGAATGTTTAATCCTTTAGAATCTCTTGGATAATGCAAAAACTTCCTTATTTTTCTTTTATCTTTGCTAATAATTATTTTAGTTTCTTTATTTGCTTGTTGTTTTGCCATAAAAGATTCGCCTAAATCATCGTAAAGAATTGGATCAGCATGTAAATCAAAAAGAACATCAAGATATGATTCGTATAAATTCAATCTATCTTGTAATCTGATTAATCCTATAATCCTATAATTTTCATTATCAATCCTTATAAAAGGAATTCCGTCATATAAATTCGGCTTTCTCTCTTCTTTATCACCTATTTTGGTTATTATTTCATCTTCGGTAAGAATCTTTTTTGTTTGTACTTTTTTACCATCAACAAAAATCTCACTTTGAATCTCAACTTTTACTATTTCATTTGCCACTTTTTCAATTGAAACTGCACTTGGATGATGAAGTATTATTTTTGTCCCTGAAATCTTATCAGTTGTATCTTCAAGAACAGCTTCCAAATTGACCTGATTATATAAGAAAAAATGTTTTGCAATTTCATATTTCAAAGTTTGCATATTATTATTTTCCCAAATATCCCAAATTTGATCTACTTTATCTTTTTCACTTCCTTCGCCAACAAGAGAAAGTTTTTTTTGCATTGTAAGAGCAATTGATATAATAATAAATTTTGGAATGAAATTATATAAAAAATCAACATCCTCTTGTTCATATTCAAATTCATCTTTAAACATCGAATCTAACAATTTAAAATCTATTTTGTCGTGAAATCTCATTCTCACCACTCCATTTCTTCTTCTATATAGGTTTGAGTATTATGCTTTAATCTATCCAAAGCTTGAGTCATAGCATCAACTTGGTCATCGTGAGCTCCATTTGGAAACGCAGCACATTCTTCTATAAAATCATGAACCCATGGTGCATTTTCTGGCAAATACACATTTCCAGCTTCAATATCAGGACTAACAGCTTCAGCTCTTGCGATTTTTGAGCCTCTGGGTTCTACCGGTACTAAACCAGGAATTTCATCTTTTAATGTTGCAATTACTGCTGGGCCATTAGCTTTATCTTCAACTAATTTCAATCTTGCTTGTGGCCATTTTAAACTTAATGTTTTTACTGCTCTTATCGTAGCGGGGAAATTCATTCTTGCTCTTACTTGATCAACTAAATATTTGTTTGCACCTTTCCTTGCCCAAACTTGACCAACAACATAGTCAGATTCTTTTTTATCTTTAAAAGCCATATCCCACGACTGAATCATCTCATCAATATCAGAAGGTAATTGTTTATACCATTTCCACCAATCACGTTTAAGTATTCCACCTTCTGAAGGTGACGGTCTTTGCATATATAATGCTTCCCATGTTCTACTTCCAACTGACTTTTTCTTTTCTTCAGCCCACTTTTTATCATATCCACCTTCTGGCCATAATGTTTCACCTAATTTTCTGTTTAACGGATCTTCTTCAGAATCACAAACAACTGGCAAACTTACAATATACCAATTTTCTTTTTCTGTTTTTAATAACCTTCCAGCCAAATCATCTTCATGCCATCTTGTCATTATAATTATTATTTTTCCTTCAGGATGAACACGTGTTAATAATGTGTTTTGCCATTCATTCCAGACTTTCTCTCTATAAGTCTCCGAATCTGCCTGTTCTCTATTTTTAAATGGGTCATCTATAATAAGCAAATCTGCACCATGCCCTGTAATAGATCCACCAATACCAACAGAACGCATTCCACCATTATGCTTTGATATCAACCAATCTGTCATCGAGCTTTTTTCTTTAGAAACTTCTATATTGAATATTTCTTTTCCAAATTCTTTAATCTTTTGTCTATTATTTTTTCCAAAACGATAAGCTAAATCGTCGCCATATGCAACAGCTATAACAGATTCTTCTGGATGCTTTCCCAAATACCATGAAGGAAAAGTGTCCGATATCGTAGTTGATTTCCCATGTTGCGGTGGCATAAACACCATTAATCTTTTTATTTCCCCTCTTTCAACTTTCTCCAGAACACTTGCTAAATACTCATGAACTCTGGATCTTTTATAACCATGATTTGTATATTCACAGTAATCGATATAACTCTTTTTAAGTAAGATTTTTAATGCTCTATTTTTTAATTGGCTTACCATAGGCTATCGCCCTCAATTCTTCAACAGTTAGTTCTTCAAGTTTTGAATCTATTTTATTTTCTACACTTCCAGATAGTTCTATTTTTTCTTTGAATTCATTTAGTTTTTCAAAATAAAGCCTCATAGCTGATACATCACCTTTTTCAATTTTTTTCAATAAAGCTGCATTGACCTTATATAAACTTCGTTTAAAAAACTCTTCTGATTGTCTATTAAGTTCTTCAATAAACTCTTCTTTTCTGAGCCATTTGTATAAAGTTGACTCATCAATTTGTAGTAAAGACGCTATATCTCTTTTTGTATAATCTTTTTCAATATCTATCAACATTTCAATTGCTTTTAATTGTTTTTTTGAAAGTCCTTTTTTCTTGACTTTTCTTGACTTATTTTTTCTCATTTCACATCACCTCTCTCATCTCCTTTTTGAAGTGTAAAAGCAGGGGCGCCCGTCAAACCCCTGCGTCTCGCGACCTCCTCTCTATTCTGGAATTATGCCAATCGGTATTATACTGATTGGCATACTAATTTAAATTAGTATAATTGTAATTAGTAATAAAAAATCCGGCATATAAAATGCCGGAAAAGTGCCGGAAGCTGCCGGATTAATGCCGGAGTGCCGGTATATTTATTTCAAGGAGGGAAGAGCTGGTCAGGATAGCAGGATTCGAACCTGCACCTCCACATCCCAAGTGTGGAATGCTACCATTAACACCATATCCTGATTATCGAAATAAAAAAAAGGAGCCAATTAAGGCTCCGAAGATTTATTTTCCCTTCCTAAAAATTCATTCCAAGTAATTTCTCCTTTTAGAAACTTTTTTTTTCTTTCTTCGTATTCTTCAAGTTCTTTTTCTTTCTCTCTTTCAACTACTTTTTCAATTCTGTTTTTTATATCATAATAACTTTCTAAACTTATCTTTTTAAATTTACATTCTGGATTTGAACATTTCCATTTATAAAAAAAGAGAAATGTAGTTTCTTCTATTTTGGTTTTACAAATTGGGCAACGTGGTGGTATTCCGAGTTTTATCTTAATATTATCTTTTGTAGAAACCGTATATTTATATTTATAAACATCCCAAATTAACTCATTGTATTCATATTCGTCTGATTTTTCATAACCAATATAAGAAGAATTTGTAGGTACTGGGAAATATTGATTATTCTTTCTTTTAGCTACTATAATTCTTAAAAAAAAGTATAAAATTGCTATTATCAACCAAAGATAAAATGGTGTATTATTTATAAAATTGGATATATTATCTAAAGTAAAATTTTTCGTTATAAAATTCCATATAGGTTTAATAAACATGATTACTAATGGTATTAATAATTTATCTATAATATAAAAAAAAGCTTTTTTCATTATAAATCCCCCTGATATAATTGTCAAAACAATTATATCATAAAAATAAAGGCGTCCGCCAGTAAGACGACCGCCTTTGTTGTATACTATTCCATTCTATTAAATTATACTACATTTTGTCCGAAAAAGTCAATGATATACTACATATTGAATTGTAAAATTTTTATTAAGCTTCTTCTTATTAAATCATAAACTGTACTTTTAGGCAAATTCATTTTCTTAGAAATTTCTCTAATACTCAATGTTTTGTAATGATTCCCAGTTTTTTCAAAATCATGATTTATATAAGCATGAAATAACACTATTTTTTCTTTAGTAGTTAAAATATTCATCCATTCATCGATTAATTTTAAAATCACTATAGAATCAACAATTTCTTTTGGAATACCATTCATAATTAAAGTATTAAAATCCTTGACTTTCAATGCTGCAAAAGACTTTATTTTTTGATATTCATCATTTTTAAAAGCACCTTCAACATGTATTTTTCCATCTTCATCAATATACAAGTGAATTCGTCTTCCCATTAATATTTGCAATGATTTTTTGTATTGTTGAAGTAAATCTATTATTGTTTCTTTATCTATTCTTAAACTCGCAAAAAAAGAAACAACTTCATACATTCAATATCACGTCCTTATATAACTGCAGGTTTCTTTTTACCTTCCTTCAAAACTTTTGTATCAGCCTTGAATTCCACATGTATAATTACATCGTGAATATTTGAAAGTTGTACCATATTTTCAAGTTCATCTGTTAAAACTGGATTTTTTGCATTTAATACTGTAAGTAATGAAATAGCTTCATTCAAATCCTCAACATATATTTGTTTTAAATGTCTTGAATTAAAGAAATTATACTTTTTCATGTTTTTCATCCCTTTCTAAATACAAAGATAAATTTGCTAAATTTGTTTTTGCTAAATTTTCAAGTTTAATCCACTTATATAGTTCTATATGTAATTTTCTTATATGTTCTTTAATTATTTCTTTAGCATATTCATTTCGTGCTTTTTCTATTGTATTTTCATAATTTTTAATCAGTGAAATACATTTCTCTTTTTTTCTTTGAATGTTCTCTAAAGCTTCAAGATTATATTCATATTCAAGATGTAATTCTTCATTAATCATTATCCCACCCCATTCATTCATTTTTTAATCTCTTCTAATTGTTAAATTATAATAATTGTATTCTCCATCTCTAATAAAGTTTAAAGTTTCAATTATTTGTTGTAATATTTTTAAGTCATCTCGCTCAGTTACTGCCAAAATCGCTATAAACGCTTCAACAATTTTCTCAAAATCATTTTTGTACTTACCTTTTATGGAATAATATAATTTGCCGTCAACTTCAATATTTATTTTTAAATCAGGTTCTTTCATTCTCTCACCCCAAGTTCTTTTTCTAAAAACATTAATCTTTGTGTTAATTGCCCTATTTTTGTTTCCAAATAATTTATTTTTTCGTTTTGAAGTTTTAATTTATTTATTAATACAACTACTCCTTTCCCCGTTTTTTGAATAGCTAATTGCCTTATAGAAGTCATTATGTAATTGTCCCATTCATAACCTTCTTTGGTTTTTTCGCTTATTTCTTTTGCTTCATCAACATCAATAATATAAGCTTTTTTTGTATCCATATTTACAAAAAGTATTTTTTCTTTGTCTCCTTCTTTTATTGTTGCTATTTTTGTAATATTGTAATCCATTGCTTCAAGCAATAAAATAGCTTGTTCGATTTTTTCTATTTTTATCGTTCCAATTTTTTTCATTTCATTCCCTCCTATCTTTCCCACCAAATTATTGTTTTTTCTTTTCCTGTGATTTGTGATGTAGTAGAAACATCTATATTACGATCATTTTCGAATACAATACCTTCAAGGCTATCAATAAGAATTTTTAAAAGATTATTGGGATCAGCATGCCGTTTGTTTTTAAAATGAAATTCAAAATACAATTTATAAAAATTATTATCATTTGGAAAAGGAGTAACTTTGTATTTTCTTACAATTTTCAACGCCATAAAAGATGCATATTCTTTAAATAATTTAGCTTCTTTTGTCATGTACATACCATGAGTATTTCCTCTTCGACGATATGCGTGATTCATGGAAGGTGGCAAACAATCTAATTCAATTTTCAATTTCACACTTTCCCCTTCTTAACTTCATATTTTCTACAAAAAGTTTAGCGTTTTCATCAGATAAATTTTTAACTCTTTTTTTCAACACTTCATTTTTCTCTAACAAATCACTATTAACTCTTTTTTCTCTTAAAATCTCAGCTGTTAATTCTGCTTCTTTAGAAGTTATTAATAAACTTATTATAAAAATTCCAGTAAATACCCCAATCAAAAATGAAATCAATATTCCCCATATCATTTTCACACCCCCATATATCTTGCAGCTTCAAACATTAACTTAATAAATGATTTTTCTTTTACAACCTGATAGATTTTATTCCCTCTATATATCTGTAAAATATATTCAGCACCAACTTTTTTTAGTATTATTTTTGAAAATCTTTCTGTTAATTTATCGAAAATTTGCTCGTATTGTGCATTAAAACTCGATGGCATCGTTTCATGCAAATCTGGACCAAATCTTTCAAATGCACTAGTAACATATTTTGTCCAATTATCTGATCTGGTATTGATCATATTATCACTCCTTAAAAAGGATATTTTACTAATAAGTTTGTATTTGTTTTAAATACTTCTTTTGCAAAGTTTATAGGAGTTTCAGCACGTTTTATCGCTCTGTCTTTTCTTGGTCCCATTTTCCATATTTTCGCTTCAGTTCCTGCAGGTGGTTCTTTGTATATTGGTTCAGGCATTTTAAACCCATAACCAGTCCATAAACAAGTTTTTTTGTAATGTAAGTCTCCATATTGCCATGGTTGAAAAGTATAATCTGGCTTTCGCCAATATGTTGCTATAGTAGAAACAGGATTCTCTATCATGTATGGTGCTTTTAGCCATTCAAACAATTTCACAGTTGTATCAAATAATTCTATTGCTTCATTCAACGCCTTCAACCCTTTCTTTTTCATCCACCGCGCACCGGATACAGCAAGGTGAGTGCACGGTGGGAATCCAAATGCTATTGCTATATTATTAACTTCTCTCGGCAGCCAGGAAAAAACATCTCTTACATCAGCTCCTACTTTAATTATGTTACCTTCTTTCGTTTCTCCTTTTGGATGTTGTATATCAATGCAATAACATTGATATCCAGCTTCTGCCCATGGTTTTACCATGTTTGTTGTATAATCAAAGAGACTTAAAACTATTTTCTTCATTTTTACCACTCCTAAAACTTAGGTGGAGTATCGTCTTCTATGCCGGAATCATCGATCGGGAAAAAGTTTGGAAAGTTGTCATCATCAATTTCAGGAATATCTCCCAAACCACTATCGTCAATATTATTTTCAACCTCATTAATATCTTTAAGGTATTTTTCCTGATACTCGTCAGCAGGATCTTTCTTTTTCTCCAAAAACACAATGTTACTACTAACAACATAGGATTTATTATGCCATTGTCCATTTTCATCTTGCCAATTATCTATTTGTAATTTACCTTCAACCATTATTTGCATTCCTTTTCTCAAGTACTGTTCCACAAACTCAGCGCTTTTGCCAAAAGAAGTTATAGGTATAAAATCTGTTTTGTTTTCTTGATTTTCTTTTTTGAAATTTCTATCAACAGCTAAAGTAAAATTTGAAACCTTTATATCTGTTGTTGTTAATCTTATTTCTGGATTTTTAGTAAGTCGCCCGATTAAAATTATCTTATTAAAACCTGCCATAATTTCACCTCGCTAATGCAAGATCAAAGAAATGTGAATATTTCCCAAAGAATCCCAATTCGACTATTCCTGTTTCTCCTTCTCTTTGTTTTCCAATAATAACTTCTATTTTTTCAGCTTTATTTTCATGTTCTTCTTTTTCTTTTACTTTTTTTCTTGCATAATATGCTGGACGATATAAAAACATTACAATGTCAGCATCTTGTTCAATAGCACCGGAATCTCTAAGGTCGCTTAACATAGGTCTTTTGTCTTCTCTGTGCTCAACGTTTCTGGAAAGTTGTGAAAGTAGGAAAATTGGAATATCTAATTCAAGAGCAAGAAGTTTTAATTGCCTTGTTATTATCCCAAGTTCCTTTACAAGATCTGTAGTTTTAGTCATAAGTTGGAGATAATCAACAAATAATCCTTGGATTTTATACTCTCTTTTTAATTTTCTTGCTACAGATTTAAGGCTATCAATGGTTAAATTAGTTGTTTTTCCAAGAACAATAGGAACTCTTTTAAGCTGATTTATAATATCTTTAATAATCGTTCTTTCATTCCCGTTTATAAATCCATGAGCAATTTTGTTATATTCAATGTGAGTTGCTGAAGCTAAAATCTTATTTCGTAATTGCTTTTGATTCATTTCTAAGCTGAAAAAGGCGCTTGGATATCCTTTTCTTGCCATATTTGTTGCTATATTTAGAGCGAAAGTGGTTTTACCCATTGCCGGTCTTCCAGCAATGATTATTAACTGCCCACCTTTGAATCCGCCTAAAAATTTATCTAAATCATTTATCCCTGAAGGTATTCCAACAAATTCATTATTCAACCTTCTTTTCTGCATTTCTTCTACTTCATCAAAATATGTTTCCAATGTTTCTTTCAAAGTTTCATATATTCTTTCACCGATAACTTCAATTCCCAAGACTCTTTTTTCTACATATTCCAAAATTTCATACACATTCGCATCGTCTAAAGTCTTTGAAATATTTTCAGCAACATGTTTTAATTGTCTTTTAATACTTTCTTCTTTGAGTTTCTTTACAGCATTTTCAAAGTTAAAAAGATCAGGAACACTATCAATAAGATCTTCTAAAGTTTCAGGATTAATCTTTAAATCAGCTGATGCGGTAAAAACATCAATAACTTCACCATTTTCAAGTTTGTTTTTTAAATATTCAAAAAGAACACCATAATTATTATTTTTAAAATCTTCTTTTGTTAATACAGAAATATCAATAGAATCATCTAAGAACATATACCCGATTATCCATTTTTCTAAATCTTTCATGGTCTATCACCCACTCACTTTCAATTACTGAATCCATAAAATCGATCAATTCTTTATCCGCAAAACTTTCAAACATTAAAGCTCTTTTTAATAGCTTATATTTGTAGATAATTTTTTTATCAATCATTTTTGCATATTTTGTATGTGAAAGATTGTATCGTTTAAAATGCAAATCTATTAAATCATCTAAAAGTTTATAAAAATCCATATAATCATCCTCCATAAGGATATTCAATAAATAAAGTATCTGTATTTTCATTACTTTCAAGACTCTCATTCAAATAAGCATCAAACTTTTCAGAATTAAAAAGAGTAGAAGGTCTTAAATATTGTTTCATTTTAGGATCATTAATCCATTGCTTTACTTTTAAATCTATAACTTTAAAGAAATCTTCTTTTTGATATTTTTCTTTGAGTCTTGCATTAATGTATTTAAGATTTCCTTTTGTAGGTTTAAATTTCTTATTTGCTTTTTCGTTTAAGTAATCCAAAATCTCAATCGCGACATTATATATATTATTATTTTGTTTATGTTTATGTTTATGTTTTGTTTTATATATAGGCTCACGATCTGGTTCAGGAACTGGCTCACGGACTGGCTCACTATCAGGCTCAATTTTTGAACCAGTTATATGTTTTTTATCAGATAAATCTGGAAACCAAAATTTAGAAACTGAATGATCCTTTTTTCCTTTTTTATATGTAATCAAATTTCTATTTACAAGCTCTTGAACAGCACTCGAGAGAGCGTTCCTTGACACTCCGACGATAGCTGCCAAGCGTCTATGGCTGAAGTAGAGAGGACCATCCCAATACAGCTTATTTGCCTTTATGACTAACATCACATAAAGTTTATAAGCAGTAGCGGGCAATGGACGCTTCTCCTCTTCAATCTCAAGACGCTCGAGGAGCTTGAATATATCCATACAAATCACCTCTTTTATCGATGCCGTAATTATTCCAAAAACTAAAATCTCAATTATTAACTTGTCAAAGAGCTTTTTCTTATTTAATTAACTCATCTATAGAAACTTCTAATATTTTTGCAAGTTTAATCAATTTATCAAATGTAGGTTTTCTTCTTCCAGTTTCCCAGTGCCCTACTGATTTTGCGGTTACACCTATTTTCTTTGCTATTTTTTCTTGGGTTAATCCTTTTTTTATTCTTAATTTTCTAAGATTATTCGAAAACATAAAAAGCCACCTCTACATTTTGGTATTTTTCACAACCACTTGTGTAAATAAAAGGTTAAGCTACTATATGTAGTGGTATAATGGTATTGGGAGTGCAGATTTTGAATTTAATATTATCCAATTTTCAAATGAAAGGAGGTGTTCATAATGGCCAAAACAAAAAAAGGAAAAAAGATAGTACCTGTAAAAAGCTACACAAGAAAAAAGAATGGAAAAACTGAAAAGGTACGTGGTCATAGACGCTCAACACCAAATTGATCTATAAACTGCACTCCCAATGAATCAGGGGCTGGGGGGAAGCCCCTAAGGATATAAACTTAATTCCAGTCCTTCTTCTGCAATATAAACTGTTTTAAAAGTCAGTTCTTCTATTTCTTTTTTGAATCTTTCCGCATCACTGTTATTATCAGAAAGATGAATTAAAATTATTTCTTTAGTTTCGGTCAAATCATTAGCTTTAAAAAATTCTTTTAAATTACTTAATTCAAAATGACTTTTAAAAACTCTTTTTGCAACAACATCTGGTATATATCCTTTTAAAATATTTTCTGCAAGAATATTTTTATCGTAATTAGCTTCAATCATTATATGATTCACATCTGGAAATTTATATTCAAGATAAAATGTATCTGTTGCAAATAATAGTGTTCCTAACTCATTATGTTTTATTAAAAATCCAACACTTCCAGGACAATCATGCTTTGTTGAAAAAGGTAATATTTTAAAATTTCCAATATTAAACATTTGTTCAGGAATAATTTTATGAAGTCTATAATGATTTATGTTCAAAGCCTCTATTGTTTCTTTTGTCATATAGCAACTAATTCCAGTTTTCAGAAAATCTGATGTAT